TGTTAACCATCTGAGCAGCAGTGATGTGTGCAGCGTGTATCCCCGTGATACCATGCAGGCGTTTGGCCATAGGAAATTTAGATTTGAGCAACTGCCAATTGGCTTCTGCATTGGGTTCTTCATAGCTTATAAAGACAATGTCATACATATACTAACCTCTCAGAGAACTTAATAACTGCGACCTATCTGGTACCGCCAATCCTTGTTTACGATTATTGAATCTTTCAGCTAACCAATCAAAATCGTTGATGCTAGACAGATGCTGGTTAGAAGCAGTGGATTTGATTTCAAGATAATATTCTATCCCAGCCCGAGCGCCTTGCATGCTTTCGTCTGCCCATGGAGCCGAATAGGCCACAGTCGCCCAGATCATCAACCTTTCTAGGCTCTCAATGTGATCACCGTTGGCAATATTATGACTGAGTTTCACGGCTTCTCTGAATCCGCTCTGCCATGTGCTCTGTTGATCACAGTTATAGTTCGTGGTAGCAACGATCTCTGGTATTATCTTGATGTTGCCCACCGTCGTGGTAAAATCTAACCAATTTCCTCGAAATTCTCTCACTGTCATGGTTGGCCATAACTTGATCGCGCCCCATCCATATGACAGTCCATTTATTGGATTGCGACTGTGCCATAGATGCAAATACTGCCTGTCGTAATCAGGAGGTCGGTAATCAAATGAAAAACCTTGATCAACAACGGTGTCTGCATCTACCGTGAAAAACATTCCTGTTTCAGCCAACTCTGCACAGCGTATGTGTGCATGGTGTATGCCCTTGACTCCGTGCACACGTTTGGCCCTAGGGAATTGGCTGCGCAATTTTTCGTAGTTAGCGTCTGCAGTTGGCTCACGATAGCTGATGAAAAATATGTCTTGTGGTACGACCGAACTAGCTATCTCTGGCATGAGCTTGATTGATCGTATGCTACCTTGATGCGATTCCTCACCGTCTGGTAAGTAATCCCCTGGTATGAGATAAACTCCAGTGTGTTCGCCCGAGCTAGTCTTCCAGACATGCACATATCGCCTATCCCAGACAGCAGGTCGCCAATTGAAATCCCAATCATCTAAAACCTTGACATCATCCAATATCATCCAGTGCATCTCGGTCTGACAAGATTGCTGAGCATGTTGGCAGGTATCAGTTATGCTTCTAAATGACTGCCAGTTAGCATGGAAGATATCATATGGTGCCAATCTATTCACGGGATATGCAATTATCTTGGTAGCATCAAGGGTACCATTTTCTAGATCTTGCTCAGTTACTTTATAGCTCTTGGGAATGAGATAGACACCAGAGAATTCAATCACTGCGTTTTCTCTAGAATCAACAGTGGGCCAGACGTGTGGATATTGCCTATCCCAGGCTTCTGGTTTCCAGGAAAAGTCCATGTCTGTGTTGACCATCACGTCGTCTGTCACTAGCCAATACATGCCAGTCATGGACAGCTTGGAAGCCTTCTGCGCTGCTTCGCTAACTGTGGTTACATCTGTCAACCAATAGGCGTTTGGATGTTGTGCCTTAAACTGGTCATAGGCTTGCTTGTTCTTGCTGTGCTTGCTACAGAATATGATATCGTACATTTTAGACTGCTGATAAATGTCGTATCTGATCGTAACCAACCAGAGGTCTCGGAGGATTGATATATACTCTCTTGAAAAATTTACTCTGCGTTTGGTCCATATCGGCTACATCTATCCCAAGCCCTTGTCTTAGCTTATCACCCAACAACACTGATTCCCTGTGTGGGTCAACGTCCTTGGTACGTTCCCAGAGATTTCTAAACCAATCATAATCTCGTATCATGGTGTGGTCCATATCTGAGAGATTGCAATCACACGCACCTTGCCGTGCCCCGTATATGCTCCAAATGCCATGTTCTATATCTGAGCCAACACTGCACCATATCAGAAGCTTGTGCAGATTATAGATCCATATCTTACTGGCAAATTCATTGCGCTGTACTCGATTGCCATTTTCGAGGCTCATCTTCACGCCTTCTCGGTATCCGCTACGAAAGGCTTGATAGGGGCTACCGTTAATCATGCTGGTACTGTAGGTTCCGAATACTTCGTGATACTTGGCATTCCAACAGAAGTCTACCTTGCCTGCATCCGAGGCACTGTTTTCATGGCTGTTCATGCTGCGTACAAATGCTTTGCTCCACAGCTTCAATCCGCCATTACCATATACCAATCCATTCACGTGATTCCTGCTGGCCCATGTCCATGCATGATCATCCTGTCCTTGACTAATGTTAAGCTTTACATTTAGAAACTGTTCATCGATACGATTGTCACCATCTATGGTGATGAAGAAATCAGTATCAGCTACAGCTGCACAGGCGCGATGGGCTGCATCAAATCCTTTTACACCGTGCACTCTCTTGGCCCACGGTACTATGTTTAGTAACTCTGCGTACAATGTTTCGGCATTCGGTTCATCGTAGCTTAGAAACACGAAATCAAATTCACTCATTTCATGCTGCATCGTACCTCACATATATGCTGTAATCGTCTTGCACTTCCAACGGTATTGTGATACCAGTTATGGTAGCAGCATCAGCTGCGTATGGATAGAGATCTATCTTTTTAATCAGGTAATTGGGATCGTTCTTCATGGTGATATAGAACACAATGTTCTTAGCACGCCCTATCACGTCTACAACGAAACCATCTTGGTTCCTGTGAGATATCAACACAGGGCTAGCTGTACTATCAGCAGATGCAAATCTGCCATTGAATTTCCTATGCTCGGGGTCAATCAATTGCCAGAATTTCTTGAATGCAGGAGTTTTCTTCTTGTAGTGGATGACCAATTGATCACTCTCCTGCGTTAGATCATATTCAAATAATTGGCTTTTACCACTAGCGATGTCCAATGCTGTATCAAATTCCATGGATATCCTCGCCATCTCAGGACCATGGTCAGCATGTTCATTGAACCCAACATGGTGGAGAACCATTGTAGCACGGTTGTACCAAGCCCAGGCCTGTTTATCTTCCGACTGCTCGTTCATAATATCCTATCATCTCATCGGTGACGAAATCTTTTACATGATAATGCAGCGGGAAGAACTGCAGATAATTGCCAATCTTGCATTCCAAAGCGGGATTAAAAAACACGCTCATGTGCGTAGTCCAATCTTCATCCAATGCTTCGCTCCCCCAACCCTGCAATCTGCTCTTCATATGTGTGAATGTTGGTAATTGCCGCATGGTATAGAAAGTCTGATCAATATCTAACAGTTTTAAAACCAATGCGAATATCACATCTGTGCTAGGATAACCGGGACGATGCTCTGGTTTCATCGTGGCTTCAAACATGGATTCCCAGTTAAAAAACGTGTACCTCGCAAGATCGAATATCTCGTAGGTACCCGGAGTCTTCTTGAAATACATAAATGCAGTATAGATATTGGGAAGATCATTATCTACAAATACCTTGCGATAATAGTTGTCTGTGACGCTGTCCGACCTATAGTTCAACACACGGTTACATATTGAAAAATCACGTTGCGACAAGATGTCCCACCAGCTGCTAATATCATTGAAAAACAACATGTCGGCATCCAACTTGATAGTTTCATCATAGGGCGACATGTGTATCGCCTTCCATTCGTTTTCAAGTTTCCAAGTACTATCAGCAGCATGATCTCCCCAAGGCATCTCAATTATGTTATCAAATGCCCAGGCATATTCGTCTGGTACTGACGTGCCAGGTGTGATCCCGATGGTGAGATAGCTAACTTTTTTCTGACTGGCCTTGAGGCTCAATGCCAATGCATATGCCATGCGCAGGTATTTGCTATCACCACTGTCTTGTGCTATGGTAAAGAATCCTCGCGGCCGAGCGTTAATATCAGCTGGTTGCATATGCTATTATCTCATCCTTCTTGCGTAATATAGCACGCTTGTTCATGATATGCACGTTTCTTGATACAGAATGCATGTGGAAATCACCCTGTGTTGGTTCGCTGGTCATGAGGCAACAGCCATCTTTGAATCTATGGAGCTCATCGTTTTCCATGCTGAACAGCAGATGATCAACCGGTAAAGGACTGATGCTACCATATTCCATGAGATTGTTAGCCATGTGTATAGCAATGCTTAGGGCATAATCATTTCTAAAATAACCGCTGTGATTAAACCTGTAGAGATATTGGTAATATGCGTAATTTTCCTTGACGAAATTCATCAACTGGAATATCAATCTGCTCTTTTCAGATTTACGAAAGTAGACAGCTGTAGCCCAATAGAGAGGTATGCTCATTTCGTTAAATCTATTGTCAAATCCAAAGTTGTTGGACTTGTGGTCCAGGTCTATGGTCTTTCTATTGCACATGAAATCTTCTGTGCTGTCCCAGGCTAGATCCATGGTATTATCTAACATGAGATAATCCGAATCCAGCAGTATGGTTTCTTCAAATGGTGATAGATCATAGACATTGGGACGATTGGTGTTGTTGTAGGTATCTTCAAACATGGTATACCTGGTATCATGAAATCGCCTGGTGGATTCATCAGTTGGTTTTTCAACCATGATTATCCTATCAAACGCCTGTCGTATCAGCTTGCTGCTGTAAAAATGTTCCATGTATTGTGCTGTAGCATTATCAGTTACTAATGCTATGGTATTGTGTTTTAGATTTTTCTTTATCAATAAAGAGTTACAGATGGCCAGCGCTGCATAATCTATGTTTGAATTATTGTGCGCATAGATCACGTAACCTCTTGGCAAAGAAAATCCATCTGGATATTCAGTCATTAACAAACTCGTAGATACTATTGACCGATCTTGCGCTTCTCAGCTTGGTATATTCGCTGTGATAATAGTTTGTAGCTTCAAAATACTTGCTGAGTATTTCATCTAGGAAATCTGGTAAATTTACGATCTCCACCGGATTGCCGTTTTCGTCTATCAATACCGCTCTGTCGCGGTTAGCATCTACTAGCAATTTGACGAATGTTACCAGCTCTTGCGTGACGCGGAAAATTCCCCCGTTGTGCGCATGCACCAACATGTTATTAACTTTGATCTTGAGATCTTCTTTTCGATTAAACAGCGCTATGCGATATTTGGAAAATTCAAGCGCTTTTTCAAGTCGTTCATCCATGTGACATCCAATCGTTATATCTCACGATTGTGCCAGCAACTGCCGAAAGAGTCAACTTGTCAGAGTGGAATCGTTGTTGTAAACACAGGGTTAGCTATGGTGAGCACACCACCAGCTTTGTATTGGTTTATCGCGCTGGTCGTCGTACCATTGACGCTACCATAATATCCATATCCACTGGATGCATCACTAAATGTAACGGTGCAGTTGATCAGGCTACCATTACCACCATTGGTTCCAACATAATTGCTGCGGCTCACCTGTATGCTGTAATAGATACCACTGTAATATGGACCAGTACCATAGTGGATGAATATCTGTTGCAGGCTTCCGGTCAATCCATAATAACCAATATTATTGGTTATTGTACCACCAGATCCTGTGTAGCTAGAAGCATTAGCACCCATCTGTATGGATCCCATCGCAGATAGCAAGGCAGCCCATGCTGCTGCGCTACCAGTGCTACCACCTGTATTGGATCCGCTCCAACGTATCTGTCCACCTGTGTTAAAGAAATATCTAGCTGCATCCTCAGAACCAAAATCTACAGTAAACACATGTTGTATCACACCGTTCCATGCAGTTGATCTGATGCTGTTTAATGCACTGCTCAGTGTCATCTGAGTAATGTTAGCACTTAGTCTATTGGTATCCAGTGCGACAACGTCAGTTGGCAATACGGTTTGAGCTGTGATGATGCCGCCAGGTGTAACAGTAGGCGGGAGTGTCAATCCAGAACCCTGATGAGTATTCAAGGTACCCATTGCCGTGGTAAGATTGTTCCATTGTCCAGCTGATATCACAAGTCCGCTGCTGGTCGGAGATACGTTGGTACTGGTCTGACCGTAACCACGATCTCCATATCCAACACCGATCAACGCTGCTATCTTATTTGTTGCTTCTGCTGAGCTTGCATAGGCTGAACTAGGCGCCGTGTTGCCCACGAAGCCGTTGTAGTCGCCAGCTTGTATCAGGCCACCACTGGCGTAAGTCATATCAGGCCCGTCCTATTACTATCTCTACAAGTCCAACATCTTCAGTATGCTTGTCTGCCAAGGCGCGACCTATGATGCAGAGCGGATTTTCTCCGCTGTCAGCGGCTCTGGCCACACCCTCAGTGTCGCTTGAAACCAATCTGCAACCTTTGCCAACTGGTCCAATCACCTTGCAGGGTGTGCGTCCAAGAAGAGCAACATATGGATGCGTGGCGTCTGTACCAGCCTTGCTGTTCATCTGCAGTGCCGGTTTATCTGATATCACACCAAATACGAAAGTATCGCAGTCCACAGTGGTCTTGGTTATCTCAGCAGCACCGCCTAGAGTCACAACATCGCCAACTTCCATCT